CCGCGATCGTCAGAAGAAGTACTACATCTGATTGTCGCCCGTAAAGATGACCAACGCGCCCCTCTGCCTAGCCCTGCATTATTCAAGCCTCCTGATCTCAGCGTTCGAGAAGCTCTACTTTTCGGGGGCCTTCAGGCAGCCGGCCTCAACGGATCCTCTGTTTCAACCCCAACGTGGGCATCATCAGTCGGTCCGGGAGATTTCTCCACGCAGTGAAATATTACCTGCGGAGCGGTGTCCAGCCGCGCTTTTGATCGCTTAGCAAGCGTCCGGGGTGGACCGGATTTACCCTGTTTTGATCCCACGCGATGTGAGACTAATGACGGCAGCACCACACGCGATGTGCTCTTCTGCCGCCCCAGGCATTCGTAGCCAATAGGTCCGGGTTACCAATCCGCTACCGTACTACGACGGCTCGTTCTCTTCACACCCTGTCGAGCGCTGATCTACCGCCGCATCAACGACGGCACCAAAAGCCACCATTTCCGGGACCCAACAAAAACAGTCCCCTAGGCCGGTGGCACCTAACCCCCCCCCAGCTCACATGGAACGCAGGCGCTCGAGCCCTTCCAGGCCCAGCAGCTCCACGTCCTCCAGTGTCACGTTCGCGATGCGGGGCAATCCATATGCCCTCCGCAACACATCCACCACAGCCCACAGCACCATCGTCGGCGGTCGTGCCTTAGGCTCTGCAGCCCGGGCATCTTCTGCCAAACGGCGGCACATGGCCCACGGATCGTCGTTTTCCTCGAGCAGACGAGCAAGCCAGCGCAGGCGGTATGAAGCCATGCGCGTCAGCGTGCTGATCCCGCCAGGCGGCAGGACGTCTATCGTCTTGTGGTGCTCGCAGAACCCGATCTGCGCATCCAGCGCAAAATCCACGTGGCCCATTGGGTTGTCCAGCATCGACTGTTCAAGTCGCTCCTGCTGGTCTGGTGGGATGCCATAGCGTCCCGTGAACAGCTCTCGGTTCCTTCGCAACACCGTGGGAATGGTGTGCCGGTGCAGGGCTCCGGGGTTGAGTCCTCCATGCACCGCCCTTAACACTGGCACGTTCGCTGTAATTTGTAGGGCGTCTGCCGATGCCTGCGCTAGATCGTGTAGCACGGCTGCCGGCTTCTTGGAAGCTTTGCCCCACCCAAACTTTGAGAACGTTCGCCAAACCTTTGGCGCCAGCGTTAGCCCCTCGCCGTCTTCCCACACCATCTGAGAGCAGAAATCCACCCGCAGCCACGGGGGTTGATCTCCTTCTTCGATGATGACCGGCTCGACCTCCATGCCATAT